TTGGGATTTTTTTATGGCAGAGCTTACCACAAATATCAACTACTTACAACCGACAGCGTTCAAACTAGTAATTGATCGTAAGAAATTTGGCAACCTTGAGTATTTTGCTCAAGCTGTTAACCATCCTAGCGTTTCAGTTGCGGCGGCGGACTTACAATACAAGCGCGTAAACCTACATATGGCAGGAGACAAGTTGACATTCAACGAACTTACTGCTACAATTATACTTGATGAAAATCTTTCAGCATACAGTGAAATGTACGATTGGATGAAAAGACTTGTTGAGTCACCAAACCAAACTAAGACTTTTGGGGAAGGTGGAGATTATTCTACTGCAGTAGATATTACACTTTCTGTATTGTCTAGCAAAAATAATGCAGTAAAACAAATCAGATACATAGACTGTGTTCCAACCGAACTTGGTGATATAAGTTTTGAAGCAACAACTCAAGACGTTCAAATGTTGACATTCCCTATATCATTTAGGTTTTCCTACTTCGAATTGGTATAACAATAGGACTTCGTTATGAAAGAACTGATCTTGATCCACAATATGTGGAAAGAAGACTGCGTTATTGGTCGTAAGCTAGATGAAGCTTCACACCAAACACCCATGCTACATGCAAAGTATCTTCAATTGTTATCAGAAGCAAAGATGACTTTGAAGAATCTTGAGTTGAAGCAAAAGAACCTTCTCAAGGACAAATGGCTGTATTACAACGGTAAGATGGATCAAGAACAACTTAACCAAAAAGGTTGGGTGCCTGATCCATTCAACGGCCTTCGTATTATGAAGGGTGATATGGACTACTACTATGACTCTGATCCAGAGATTCAGCAGTCTATTGAGAAGATTGCAGCGTGGAAGAACATTATAGATACACTTAGTGAAATTATGGAAAATATCAAATGGCGCCACCAAACGATTGGTAATATTATCAAGTGGAAGGCATTTGAAAGTGGGGGTTGATGGCAGATATAACTGCACGTCTTAAAGACTATAGCATGATGCAAGTTTTTTGTGAAAGAGGAATAGCCGCTGAACTCAGCGAATATTTCTCTTTTTTTGTACCTGGCTACAAGTTCATGCCTGCATACAAGAATCGTGCATGGGACGGAAAGATCAGATTGTACAATGCACTGGCTGGTGAGTTGAACGCTGGCTTATTCGTTTACCTAGTCGAGTTCTGTAAGAATGCTGGCTACACGATTGATATTGAAGAGTCTGAATATGGGTTTCCTTTTGCATCAAAGCAAATAGATCGTGAAATGCTACAAGAGTTCTACAAGCACCTTAAGCTGCCGTACGATGTGAGAGATTACCAGCATGATGCAATTGCAACAGCTTTGGATCGTCACCGTGGTGTGTTTGTCAGCCCAACTGGATCAGGTAAGTCTCTAATCATCTACAGCTTGACTCGTCACATCCTTGGTACCAACAAAGGTAAGATCCTAATCATTGTTCCCACAACTTCGTTGGTTGAGCAGATGCATAAAGACTTTGTCGACTATGGCTGGGATGGTGAGAAGATTCATAAGATTTACTCTGGTAAGGATAAAACAACACCTAAGCGTGTGATCATTTCTACATGGCAGTCAATCTACAAGTTTCCAAAGGCTTGGTTTGAGCAGTTTGTTTGTGTGATTGGTGATGAGTGTCACGGATTCAAATCTAAGTCGTTGTCGTCTATTATGAACAAAGCTACAGAGGCAAAATACCGTTTTGGAGCGACTGGAACGCTCGACGGGACGCAGACCCACAAGTTAGTGCTCGAGGGGTTGTTTGGGCCCGTATATCAAGTGACACACACAAAGAAACTGCAGGATGATGGAACACTCGCTCCATTGGAGATCACTGTACTAAACTTGTTATACAGTGAAACAACTCGCGAAAACTTTGGGTCACAAACATATCAAGATGAGATTAGCTTTATCATAAAACATGAGAAGCGTAATAATTTTATTCGTAATTTAGCATTGTCACAAAAAGGAAATACACTGGTTCTATTCCATCGAGTCGAAAAGCATGGAGAAGTGTTGCGTGATCTGATCCAGAGCAAAGCAGCAGAAGGACGTAAAGTATTTTTTGTGGCAGGTAAGGTGGACACCGATGATCGTGAAGCTATTCGTCGTATTGTTGAAACTCAGCAGGATGCTATCATCGTGGCTTCGATGGGCACGTTTTCAACGGGGATAAATATACGAAACCTCCACAACATTATTTTTGCATCTCCAAGTAAATCTCAAATCAAAGTGTTGCAATCAATCGGAAGAGGTTTGCGTAAATCAGATGATGGATCGACTACTCAGCTATTTGATATTGCTGATGATCTACACTGGAGAACAAGAAAGAACTTTACGCTACTACATTGCTTTGAACGTGTTAAAATCTACAAACAAGAACAATTCAATTATAAAGTCACGCAGGTAAATATAGAATGAATGATATTAAACAGTTTAAGTTAGCATCTGGTGAAGAAATTATCTGCGATGTGTTGGAATATCCAGATGAAGATATTGCAGACATGGTTGTAAAAAACGCATATGTTATCTTCATGTATGGCCAAACACCTGATGGTACACGAACATACTCAATGCGTCCTTGGATGATGATGCAAGATGAACCAGACAACCTGATGGTGTTAAATTCAAACCATGTTGTTGGAGAAGCTAATCCATCTGAGAAGCTGATAGAGCACTATGCAAGAGTTGTAATGCATGATCATCAGCCAGAGAATAATGCTGATGATATGGCAGAAAAGTTAGCTAACTATATAAAACAACTAAGAGAAGCGGGTTCAGATCCATCATCCGATAGTGACACACCAACAAATATTGTGAAGTTTACTGGGAGAGTGATTCATTGACAGAAGACTTTGAAGCTTGGAATGCATATCCTCACCACCACAAGTGGTTTAACAAGTTGTATATTGCTGAACTAATGGGTTACAAATGTGGTCCAGCAGGCTTAGCTCCTGACGTAACAGATCACTATGTTGTCCGGCCGATATATAACCTGTCTGGGATGGGTGTTGGTGCTAAGGTTGTCAGAATCGATGCTGGAGACTTCACAAAGGTCCCACCTGGATACTTTTGGTGTGAGTTTCTTCCAGGCATTCAATACTCTGCTACATATGAATATGCTAATATGGGCTGGAAATGTATATCCTGCTGGCAGGGAATCCAAGACGTCAACAATCTATCCAAGTTTGTTTCGTGGATAAGATCGCCCCACAAACCTCAGTTGCCGGCACAATTCAATGATCTAAACGACGTTAACAGAATCAATGTTGAATTTAAAGGTAATAGTCCTTTTGAAGTTCATTTGAGAGAATCTCCTGACCCCCAGTACGATGAGCTTGTTCCAGTGTGGGCTGATGATTCTGTTAACATGGAAGCGTATCTAAGTCGTGGGTATCGTTTCATTAAAGCGTTTGACAACGCAAATGGGTTCTTAGAAACCCCGCGCTTAGGTTTCCTTGTGAAATAGGTATAGCCGGACTGCAACAAACGCAGGTTTATTATACCCTGCTTTTTGAAAAGGTCAACGGTTATTTTAGCTGTTGACAAATTATCTGTTATAAACGATAATTAAATAATATAGCTCCTAAAGGATATTTTAAACAATGGCTAAACGTGAAAGTATTCACTACGTCAACAACGCTGAGTTTTCACGGGCCGTTGTTGCATACTGCACAGATCTTCAAGCTGCTAAGGCTGCAAAAAAGAATGATCTACCCAAAGTCCCCAATTACATCGCCCAATGCTTCTTAAAGATCTGCGAAGGTCTTTCTCACAAAGTCAACTTTATCCGTTACACATATCGAGAAGAGATGGTGATGGATGCTGTGGAGAACTGCTTACGTGCAATCGAAAATTATAATGTTGAGGCTGCGACGCGTTCTGGCAACCCTAACGCTTTTGCATATTTCACTCAGATCGCGTGGTATGCTTTTCTGCGCCGTATTGCCAAAGAGAAAAAGCAACAAGACATCAAGCTGAGATATCTGTCGCAAAGTGGTATTGAGGAATACATCTTCAATGAGACTGGTGATGCTGCTGCTGTTCAAGTGTTGCAAGCATTCGTTGATCAGTTGAAGGATCGTATTGATAAAGTTAAAGAGAAAGATACGGAGTTTACTCAATTTGCAAAAGAAGAGAAGATTCGTCGTAAGTATCAGATATCAGTTGATTCAGACCTACAGGATTTTATGTAATGAAATTTGCTATTTTAAATGACACCCATGCAGGTATTCGTAACTCGTCAGAGATCTTTTTAGATGATGCTGAAAAGTTTTACAGCACTGTGTTCTTTCCCTATCTCGAAGAGCACAACATTAAACACATCGTCCATCTCGGCGACTTCTTCGACAATCGAAAGTTCATTAACTTTAGAGCACTCCATCGCAACCGAAAGATGTTCCTCTCTGAGCTACGAGACCGCTCTATCACGATGGATATCATCTGTGGAAACCACGACACGTTCTATAAGAACACAAACGATCTCAATAGTCTGAAAGAGCTGCTTGGTCACTATATGAACGAGGTTCGTATCATTCACGAGCCTACAGAGATGCAGTACGGTGACATGACTTGGGGTCTCGTTCCATGGATTGCTCCAGACAACGAAGCTCAGACGATGGAATTTCTAAGAACAACCAAAGCTACCCATATTGGTGGCCACTTTGAGCTAAATGGCTTCGAAGTGATGAAAGGTGTGGAGATGACACATGGAATGGAAACTAACAGTCTGGAAAGATTTGACGCAGTCTACAGCGGACACTTCCACACTAAATCTTCCCGAAACAAC